TCTTTGTTTATTGCTGCGAAATTAACGCCATTAAAAGAGTTACTTGGTCTACGTGTTGTTGTCGCCAAATTGTAGCTGGTATAGATTCTATCATTACCAATTGAATAAAATTCATTATTGAGTTCATAGTGTTTATCAAATTCATATTTATTTATTTTTAATCCGTTTTTTTCTATCCCAAAAAATGCTAATACTACCTTATTGTTATAAAAATCAAAATACGGTGGTAATTCCTTTGGTATTACACTACGAACTTGATTATAAATATGTTCGCATTTTTGGTAGTGTTTGCTTAGAGGTACAAGCTTATTAACCTTTGGATAATCCGTATGGTGAGAATAAAAGTAGGTATGTGCTTGTGTTTCCGATTGTATATACGTAGGGTTTAGAATGGACAGGTCGCACAAGCTTTTAATAGGAAAATAATATAATGCTGTCTTCTTATCACGCACCCACACTTTATTTATTTTTTGTAGTAACGCGTCTATAGTTGTCTTATTAAGCGAGGATGTCTCGCTATGGTCAACGCATAACATATAACCCTTTGTGTCGTTAAACGGTCTTATATACACTAAAGACACGTCGTTTAAAGCAGGGTGTATGTTATCGTGTAGTGGAACTATCTCAACGAATGCTTCCGCTATCGTTTTGTGAGTAAGATACTCCAGTGCTTCTTCCGTTTCTATTATCCAAAACATAACCTTGATTTACTCCATTAATATACGAACCAGAAGTTGTACTTCCAACCTCAGGTTGATAATATTTTGTATAATCAAACTTTAAGTATTCATTAAATTTATATAATTTATTTTTTTGAATAGTTAATTCTACTATATTACGATTTGTTTTTTCTACTTGATTTTTATCACCTGTTAATTGCCAAGGTATATTAAAGGGTTGATACAAACTCCATTCTATTGTTGGATCCTTTTGACGTAATAAAGCATATGTTTGTTGATTTACCTCAATATATTGTAATTCATTTGTTTTTTTAGCAAAATAACGTCTAAATTCACCATTTTGGTAATCTTGGGTAGTTGGAATTATTTGATTATATTGAGGGATATATTTATTAGCTATTGGTTTTGAAGATTTATTTTTTAAAACAGCATAATTTGTAATAATATTATCATCTACTGGTAAATTTAATCCTATACCATAGTCTGGGGGTGCTTCGCCGGCAGTGGCTATAACAATTTTTTCTGTGTATGATGGGGTTGATGTAAATTCTCCAGGATTAACAGTTAATATAGGTAATAATTCTATTGTTTCTGATGATTGAGGAGTTTTACCAGTATAAAATCTTCCATTACCTGTTTTCCAATAATAACCTATATATTCTATTTGAGAAGATTTATATGCAAATTCTCCACCTGATGTGTATTGGTTAGGGGTAATATAGTGTTTTGGAAAATATGACATAATTAGAAATTATATAGTACACTTATAAATTTATCTACTTTAGGATCAGTACTTAAAGGTAATGAAAAATTAATACTTGCATTAGCATTAGTAGTAATACCTACAGATTCAATTGCTTTTTTTAATTTATCATATTCAGAGTCAAATAGTTTTTTATCAGCGGCATTTAATTTTAAATAATATGGTTGAAGTTTTTTATACCAAACTTGGCTTGTAGAACTAAAACCTAAAACTTCATTAAGATGATTTATTGCTAATGTTTCATCATCACCAAATCTTGATTTTGCATCACTTAATAATGCTTCTCCATTTGCTCTATAAAGCTTATCTTGAAGTCTTAAAATTTTATTTAATTCTTGAACAATATAAATATAATTACCCCTTGAAGTATTTGTATCTATTATTGTTCCTGAATTAATAGGGGCTCTAAATACTAATAAATTCCAACAATTATTTGCAACCTTTCCATAAACAAAGGTACTTGAATAATTAGTAAAATTATCAGTAATCCATCCGCTTGGTTCAGACCATTTTCCACCCTTTTTTACTTTAATATTTCCATTTCCTATATACATTTGGGTATGACCATATTGTTGAGGAGACCCACCTCCAGTATTAGCCCAATAAACTATAACATCTCCTAAATTAAATTGAATTTTTCCATTTATTAAACTAGTAAGTTCAGTTTTTGTAATGTTTTTTCCAGCCACATGTTGTGCGTATCCTATTTTAACTAAACTAGCCCAATAACCAGGTTGATTAGCATCACCCCCAGCTGAAATGTTTGCACCTTTAGAAAGTGGTTTTTTATTTAAAGATTGAACATAATTGTAAGCATGATTAAATGTATATCTACTACATCTGCCTTTTATATATTCACCACTATAAAAAGTAGCATCATATCCTTGTTGTAAAGCTGTTTTTCGTAAAACATCGGTTGGTTTATCCAATCCAGGAACAGAAGTATTTTCTACTTTAGCTCCACATTTTCCGGGAGTTACTCCAGATAATACACTTGCTACTGCTTTTTGTTCCGCAGCACTAGTAGCTACACTTCCTCCGGTTGTATATGAAGTTCCAGTTTCAGTAGTTGTTAATGGAGGAGCAGTATATGTAAGCGCAGGAGATGCTCCAGAAGATACATTTTTTGGTATACAAAGAGCTTCTATAGATGTTGACCATTCTTTATTATCTACTTTTTGGGTAATACCTTTTAATAAAAACTCTAAAGTTTCATCATAATTAGATGGTAAAAATTGTTGGTTAATACTAAATTTTTGGTAAATTTTCATTCCTGAAAGTCCTACCATTGATAAATTTAAATTAAAAGGAATAAAACCAATAGTGGGGGATGCTTGATTTTTAGAAACACTTTCTTGAGATTGCATAAGTTCTAAAAAATTAGTTAGAACAGTTGGAAAATTATCTACAGAGTCATCAAAATTTAATTCCTCCATTTTTGTAATAAAACTTGAATACTCATCAACAGTATTCTTATTTTTTGTATTAAGAGCTTCTTGATTTTTTGTTGCTGTTTCTGCTGCTTGAGCTTTTTGTTCAGTAGTAAGTTCTGTTTTTTCTGTTGATTTTATCGGAAATATTCTATCTGTACATCCGTTATTCCATGCTGAGAGAGCAGTAGCGTCTTCGCCAACGGCCTCACCACTAGCTTGAGCTCCAATAGAAATAGTTGTTGCTAAATCATTAGTAACTTCAGTTTTAATACCTAATGAAGTAATAAAAGAAGAAAATTCAGGTTTATAACCAAATATTTCAAAACGAGTTAATTCAATAGAAGCTCCGGGATTTTTATTTTCAATAATTTTTGATACATCCGGGATTGTTGTTTCATCTAAAAAATATAGTTTATTTCTATTTTCTTCATCAATAGTAGGGGATATTTTATTAACATTACCTAAAGAACTATTAATTCCTCCACATATTTTATTTAATAAATCATATAAAGGTACTTTTCCATCTTTATCTTTTAGTTCATCCATAGCTTTTACTATGTATGTCATGTTTAAATAAACATTCATTAATTTTCCTACAGTAACATCCCCTATTTTTTCTTTAAATTTTTTAGGTAAATCAGAAAAAATTTTAGCATCTTTTCCTGACATAGATATATCTGCTTGTACTATACAAACTCTAGGATCAGAAGATAAAACATAAGGAGTAGTAAAAATTAAATTAGTATTTTCATCGTAATCTATTTCAATAACAGGAACATTTTTATTATAAAAAAGTCTATTATTTAATAAATAATAAAGAAAACCTCCTAATCTAACATAATATCTTTCTTCATTCCATCCCGTAGTTTCTACAAACATTACTATATCTGAAGATCCTTCAAATCCTAAAGCTTTTACATCAGCCTCAGCTGCTAAAGTAATTTGTCCAGTAGCTGTACCCTTATTTAATAGTTCCTTAGAATCAAAGAATAGTTTAGAAATACTATCTTTATTTTTACTGTATTCTAATATTTTTGATTCAGTATCAGCATTTGCTAAGTTCTCGGCTGCTTCTTCTGATTCTTCTGCTGTTGGAGGTACTTCCCCAATAGCTATTGTATTTATTTTTAATGATTCTATAACATCTCCTAAACTTAATACAGTTAAAGTAATATTATATGTACCATCTTGTTCAAAACTCCAACTAAAATTAGATATTTTACCATAAGTAGCATCATAGTTACCGTCTAGTGTTTTTTTATTAGTAACTAGAGCATCCATACATGCGTTATGATCTGCAAAATCCCCATTTAAAAATTGAGAGCTTAAAGTATTAGAAGCATTCATGTTTTCTACTACACCAGCATTTGATACATAAACACTATGTCCCCATTCTATTAATACTGTAAATCCTAAACGTAAGTATAAAACATCAATTATGTTAAATTGTTCTGTGTTAAATGCTTTAATTTGTATAGTAGTTTCTCTTACTGAACCTCGGTTTCTATTTTTAGATTCTAAAGAAGTGATACCGGGCATTGGTCTATATCCTTGGCTTAGTCCTCCTACTGTGTATGTTTGATCATATCCTTTTCGTATAGTGTCTCCGATAGAGGTTCCCCCAAACAAAACATTATTTTTTGCTAACTCATTTCCAGTAGAAACTGTAATGCCTTTTGTAGCTAATAGAGCTACTCTAGTAGCATCTAAATTAACAGATGATGTTAGTTTTATCCAAGGACTTCTCCCATTTAAATATCTTTGGTATGGAGCTTTATTAGTAGCACCAAATACACTTTGTCTTTTAAGAACTTGATCATGTATTTTTTTATTAAAACCTTCTCCTATTATATTTCCCATAATTAAGAATTTATTCTATTGAATACATCATAAACTTCTAATGGATTATTTGGAATACGGATCTGAATACCTTCAGGAATTACTAATGAATTTTGAGGTAAAACAGGTAATGTTCCTGCTCCTGCATTTCCGGTATTAGCTATAGAAATAATCCACCATAAAGAACTATCATTATAATATTGTTGAGCTAAAACATCAAATCTATCTCCTTGAGTTGTAATTACATAAATATCATTTTCAGATAGTGGAACCTCAGGATAACGTGATGTTTTATACACTAGTTTTCCTTGTATTTTTTCTTTTGGTATTTGTTGATATCTATTCATTATAATTGTGCTCCTGCTGGGTTTACAATACTTATAAATCTTGCACCTACTTCTGGAAGGTAATTTGGTATTGGTTGGAAATTGAATCCACTAACTTTTATAACGTGAGTTAATTGAGAAATAGTATCATCTTTACTTCCGTCAGGATTTATTGCTATTTCCCAAGTTGAATCTTCTGCCATTTCTAAAGAAAAACCTTCTATATATCCTGGTAGGTCATAAATGTATCCTCCTATGGTTAAACTTACTAAAGGTCCTTGCATAAATCCATTTGAATATATAGGTGCTGTCATGCTTGCTAAATAACTTAACCTTTTATACATTGGTATAAGTTCTTCTCTAGATAAAGCAGCAACAGTCCAAGATAATGAAATTTTTCTTGATTGCCCACCATAAGTATAAAAGTTTTCTCCTCTACCAACATATTGTTGAGTGTTTAAAGTTGCAGAATAACTATCTGATATACTTCCCAAAAATGCTCTAAAAGCTAATGTTTGGATATTAGTTCCTGTTATACCTTTTATTCTAAATTGAACTAAATCATCATTAGATAAATCTGTCCCTATAGCAGCAGCATTAATTTGATCTACAGGACCTATACCAGATCCATTTTTATATGAAACTAAATTTTTTCCTGTACTACTACCAGGATTACCTATTTTATTTTTAACACCTATATTTCCTAAAACATAATCAGGAGTATCAGGAGTAGCTCCTGTTTGTTCGGCTGTTTGTCTTGAAGTTTCTCTTAAACTAGCACGTAAAATCTTTCTAAAATCTTGAATTTTAGGACTTCCCTTAAGTTTACTAACATTATCATTGATAGGCTTAGATATGTCTTGTTGGGTGTAGGTAAAAGTATTATTATTTTCGGTTTTTTCGTAATTAGGTAATAATAATTCTTGGTCTTTTACAACAGGTTGATAGACACTAGGATTTAAAAAAGTAAATTGATCAGCACCAAGAGTAACATCAGTAAATCTTAAAGATGTATTAGTAACACCTTTATTTCCAGAAACATCATATTCTATGCTTGTAGGAGTACCTATACGATAGTTTGGACCATTTGAACCAGTTACATCTTGTTTAGCAGTCCAAGTTAATGGTCCTGTTGGGATTTTAGATAAACTACCACTTTGAGGTGAATTTACATTAAAATCAGGTAATTCGTATTGATCAGATTTAATCCAAGGTTTAAATTCAGTAGTTATTTCTAAACCACCTTGTTGTTTTCCTTTTCCTTCTAAATAAATAGTATCAACACTTTTTACATAAAAAGAATTTGTTGTTCTTTGGCTTTCTGGTATTACAGTGGTAACAAGGGAATTATTTACTACAAATGGAGATAATACTTTAAATTCATCTCTCGCAAGTAATGGATTGTTAGCAGTATTATTAGTATCAATTAATCTAGAACCAGTAAAAGAATTTATATAATTAGGAATGTCTTCTCTTTCACTTAAATAAACAGGGGTTCCACTAATTCCATCACTTCCTATAAAATAATTAGGATTTGATGTTTTTAAAGCATTATTGTTTCCAGTTCTTTGACTAGCAAATCTAATATTTGTTTTGCCTACTCCTAAAATAGAGTTAGGACCACCATTATAAGTTAAAACATTAGGTCCTACATTTAGATCAAATCCTGAAAAGTTCCAATTTTCAACGGAACGATCTTTTGTTATTGCTTTATATAATTCTGCTAATCTATTTTCCTCTATTAATTGAGTAGGTTTTACTTTAACACTATATAAAATATCACTATTAGAATAAGCTCCGGTTTCTTCAAAAGGATTTAAACCTTGTTTATTTAAATGTCCACCAAAAGCAACAACACCTGCTTCAGCTAATGTATTTAAAGGTGTATAAATACCTTCATTTACAATACCACTTGTTTGAGTTCGAACAGCGGCATTAGATAATACATTTTGTTTAGCAATAAAGAGTAATCCATTAGGTGATTTTAAATCACTAAACATTTTAGTTAAACGACGAATATCTGTTGCTGAATCTCTTACAGCATTGATACCTCCTCGTAAAATAAAATCCTCGTTAGCACCTAAATCATTAAAACTTTCGGGAATTGGAGTTTGAATATAGGGTTGTCCACTATACCCTCCTCCGATGGTATCCTTCCCGTATCTAAGGGACTTAAGATCAGTCTTTAAGTCGATTAACCCCATTATCTTGGAGGATTATCTAAATATTTGTTTGGGTTTTTACCATCTAAATCTAATTGTGATTTAGCTAATTGTTCTGGATAATTTGATACTTTATCGTATTCTAATGGTTTTTTACCATCTAAATCTAATTGTGATTTTTTTAAACCTTCTGGATAATTTGATACTTTATCGTATTCTAAAGGTTTTTTGCCATCTAAAGCGGTTAATAATGAACCATCTTTTGTTAATTTGTCTAAGAGTCCCATAGTTATTTTATTATAAATATTAAATTATTGAATTTTAGATGTACTCATAGCAAATCCAGTTCCTACTTTAGTAGCATCCATATAGATGTTAGTTTCTTTTTGAAGGATTTGGTTTAATATATCTCTAATTTCAGCAAGTTCGGGAGAGGATTGTTTTTCTTCGCCTCCTCCAAATAAAGCTTCAATAGCTCCACCAATAGCATTTCCAACAGCTGCTAAAGGACTAACCTCAGCAAATTCGTTTAATGATTCTAATTTATCTTCATCAATTTGATTTAATGCTTCTGCTACTCCTAATAACCCAGCAGCCATTTGGGATAATGAAGTAGCAACTGTTTGTAATGGAGTTGCCATTTCAGCTAATTTTTCTAATTGACTTAAAACACCATCACCGGCAAAGAAAGAAACAATACCTGCTGCTCCCATAGCTAAAGCAAAAGTTCCAAAACCAGCAGCTAAAGCAACAAGTGCTCCAGATAATACCCATAATGCGGCTGCTTTTTCTAAAGTAATAGCTCCTAAAAATTCTACAAATCCATCGGCAACTGCTGTTACTAAAGTTGCTAATCCATCAAAAACAGATAGTATTACTTTACCAAATGCCTCAACTAAAGGTGTTAGTAATGATAAAGCATATGTTAAAGGAATTAATGCTACACCTATAAGAGTTAAAGCAGCGGCACCTAATGCTATTTCAGGGAGTGCTTTTCCTAATGCTGATAATCCTTTAGCAATTCCGGTCATATTAGCTTGAAATAGTTTTCCTAATCCTGGAATAGATAAAGCTAGGATAGCGGGGATAGCGGCGGTCATTAGAGTTAAACCTATTGCTGTAGGGATTAAATTTAAAGCTCCCATAAGTACTTTACCATCAGACATTGCTTTTAAACCAGCAGCTAATCCTTTAAGGAAGTTTTTAATATTATCACCAGCTTTACCTGTTATACCTTTAGTTTTATCTGCTGCTGCTCCTGCTCCTTCACCTGCTTTATCTGCTACTTCTTTTGTTTTATCGGCTCCTCCAGTAAAAAAATCTTTAATTTTACCTCCAGCTTCTTGTAAACCTCCCTTTTTAAATAATCCTAAAAAGTTTTTTGCTAATTCTTTAGTTGTTGAAAGACCTTCTTTTAATGATCCTACAAAATTCCCTACTCCTTTAATTATCATAGGTAGTGTTGCTGTTGCTATAACACCAAATACTATACCTAGAGTTACAGTATTACTTAATATATAATTAAGAGGAGTTAAAACCATACCCAATAATTGAGTAAGTTTTTCTACAGCTTTTGATATTTGTTCTTGAGCACTTAATCTTTGAGCTTCAGCTAAACTAATGTCTGCTGCTTTTGCTGCTTGTTCTGCTGAAAGGCCATTTTGGATTTTTTGTTGATAAATCATATTGGCCATTTCTTCCCTACTCATTCCCATAGCTTTAGCAACAGCTTCCTGTTGTATTCTATTTCCTGAAGCAAAGGCGGATAATACTTCTTGGTTTTTTCCTATTTCTTTACTTAATGTAGCAATATCATTATTTAAAGCTGCTTCTCTTGCTTTTTCTAAATTTAATTCTTTACCAGTTAATAATTCTGCTTCAAGTTCATTTGAAATAGAGGATTCAAAATCTAATAATGATTCTGCTATTTTATCTACTTGTTCTAAAGATAATCCTAATTTACGAGCTTCCATAGCTGCTTCAGCTATTTTTTCAGGATTACTACCTAAACTTATAGTCGTTGCGGATGATGCTTTTCCAACATCCGACATTATTTGCCCAAAATTTAAGGCAGCACCATTAGTTTTAACAAAACTTTGAAAACCATGTTCAATAGCATGAGCATTATCTACTAATTCTGTTCCTGTAACCTTAGATAATTTAGCTAAGTTAGCTGCTTCTTTAACAGCTAGGCCCATATTATCTGTTAATTCAGCTACTTCAACTATTGTTTCAGGAGTAAAAACTACAGAAGCATTAACTCCTAATTCTTTACTTAATTCAGAAGCGGCTTTAATATATTCTGCTGAAGTAGTAATTTTACCATTTAAGGTATCAAATACATCAACATTTTGTCCTGTTAATTTTCTAAATTCACGTTGCTGTTTTTCCATTTCTCCAAAACCTTCAACCATAGCTGTAATTACTACAGCTGGATCTGTAAGGGTTTTACCCAAATTAGAAAACGCGGCTTTTACTCCTTCACCTAAAACTTGAAGTCTACTAACTTCTTTACCTGAACGAACTGCTTCATCAGCAAATTCTTTCATGTGTTCTGTAACTTTTTCTAGATTAAAACCTTTAGCAAATTTTCCTAAAAACTCTTCAGTTCCAACTAAAAAATTACCAGCAATACCTAATTTTTGATTTATTTGATCTTGAATACTAGCTTCTTCTTTTTTGCCTGCTACATTTTTTTCTTGTATTTCTTTAGTTTTTAAAGCCAAAGCATATCGTTGGGAATCTACACTTGATGATTCTAAAAGTATATTAAATTGATTTTCAAGAAGAAATAATCCTTCTGAAAGTGATTTTTTATTAGCTATTAAAGTTTCAAGTTCTTCACCTTCAGCAATTAAAATCCTTTTTTGTATATCTTCTATGTCATTTAAAGCTGATTCTCTAAATTCATAATTTTTAAGGATTGCTTGGGCAGCGTCAGATTCAGTTTTACTTAATTGTTTACTAGCTATAACAAGTTCTCGTTCTAGATCTAATGATAGTTTTCTGTCTTTAGTTATTTCTTTAGCTAAATCACCTGATCTTCCTAATTCAACTACATTTTGTTTTGCTGATTGTTGTACTTTGTCTGCTAAATTAACGGATTCTTTATCATAGTCATTTAATTTAGTTTTTATCCCTAGAAGTTCTTTATATTCTTCTTTTAATGTTCTAGCTTCACGTGTTAATTTAGCGGCTAGTTCAACGGCTGCTTTAGTAAATTGATCGTTTTCGTTTGGATTAGCCATTATAAACTAAGTTTATTATAAATATTAAAGAAATAAAAAATATGGGCATCATTTGTATGATGCCCTTTTCCCAGTTGGAGCAACTGGTGGTGTTGGGATGCCTTTTTTATTAGTCCAAGATGCTTCGGCTTTTTTCTGTTCTTGGTTTTGATTTTCGTAATATTCTTTAATTTTATTAAATGTAAAATTACGTAACCATATAGGCATGTTATAAATTGTATTATAATCATACCCACCTTGCCCATGAAATACCATTTCATGAATTTGGGTAAATATACTTAATCTATATTGCTGCGTCAGGCCAAAAAAAGTTAAGTCCAATAGGAACTGTAGCACCCTCCTCGACACCATTAGATCCTTCAAAATCAAATTTAATTTCAATTTCTGGTGTTACTGAACGAACGTATTCACGGAAAGACCTAGCGTCTCTAGCCAGTAAATTATTGTCTACAAATTGTCTAATTGTTCTACTTTCAACGTCCCCGTCCACAGATAAAATAATGTGTTTTAGACGTGTAGTTAATTCTGGATTAGTATCTTTGTATATTTTTTGTAGACCTTTAATTTCATCAGAAATTTTCTTTTCATCTCCATGAGTTAAAAGTTTAAAAGTAATTACATGACCTGTTGTAGGTAAGGTATATAAAAATTCATTTTTACCTTTTTTCCATAATTTTTCGTCTACTAAGTTTGGTTCTAATGTACTTAAATCTACAGTACATTGTTCCCCTTTATACATAAATTCATAATCTTTACCATAACCTAAAACACGAGCCGCAATCATGATTGCGTTTTTATCTACTAATAACAAATCATTGTAATCAAATTGAGTTACAAGTAAAGATTGAAGTAATTTATCAATTACTGTTCCTTTTTCAATATAAGATTTGTTTGTTAAAATATCTTCCTCTTTAGCAGTCATGTATTTCATTTCTACTTTTCCAGATGCTAAGGGATGAGATTCGGGATAAAATAAACCTTTTGAAGGCAGGTCAACCATTTCTGTTGGAAACTTTAATTCGCTCATAAACTTATTTTGTTATAAATATATAAGAAAAAAAGAAGCTCGCAAAAAATGCGAGCTTTCTTTGATTTATTTTTACTTTTAATTAGAAATTCAATACACAGTAATCCATACCGATTGTTAAGTTTAAGTTAATAGCCGCGTTTTCAGTATCCCAGTTATATTCTCCGAAGTTACCACCTTTAATAAACGCACCTTTAATTACCCACTCAGAAACGATATCACCTACAGGACCTAATACGTCGATAGTTAAGTCTTTCTTATAGAAATCGCTATAACCATCACGACCAGTTACTGATTCGTGGTGCAAACGTACCCATTCCATAACGGCTTGAGCACCTGAAGGAGTAATAGGGTCAAATAAAGTCATAGTTAAATCATTCCATTTGGTTTTGCCTTTTACTTTTGAGTAAACATTTATATGGTTAAGAACCACTTCACCTTGTTCAAACGTTACAGCTGAGATTGCTTTAATGATGTATGATGGGAAACCATCAACATACATGATGAATCGGTTAGCCTGTTTTGGTTCAAAGGCGGTAAAAAATATTTCGTTAGGATCTAAGATTGCCATTTTGTTTATTTTGTTTTGTTATAAATATTCCGTTTTTAAAAAATTATGCTGGGAAAGATACTCCTGTTGGTAAGATGTTGAAGTTCAAGTAAACGAATTCAGCAGTCTTAGTTGGTTGTAAGTAAATTTGTCCTACTAATTGGTTTCTGTCAATTACATCTGGAGTGTTGTTGCTTGAATCCATTACTACTTTGAAAGCATACAAACCTTGACGTTGTTGAACTGATTCTAAGTAAGGATTAACTTGGGCTAAGAATGAGTTTCTAGTAGCGATAGTATTTTGTTCAAACACTAAGTTATTTGCTACTTGACCAATGTATGATTTAAGAGCAATCAACAGACGACGAACGTTTACACGATCTAAAGCACTTGCTTTAGTTTGTAATGTTTTTTGTCCATAAACTACAACTCCTGTTCCAGGGAACGTAGCAATTGGGTTAACTTTGTTAGTGTATAAAGTGTCACGATTAGATTGAGTTAATTTCTTTTCAGCTCTTACTACCGTTGATAAACCACCTCTGTTAATACCAGCGGGAGCGAACCAAGGCTCACTTACGTTATCATTATACGCGTATACACCGGCTACTAACGTTGAAGCTGGTACCCATACTAATTGAGAAGTATTAGGATCAACTGTTTGAACCCAAGGCCAATATGAAGCAGCATATGAAGTATTTTTAGCATTT